TTTATTCCGCCTAAGATTCTATTATTAATAACACTAGTATTTGTTGCTACATTCCAATCAAGTTTATATACTCCATCGTGAGTCATAGTAATAGCATTAACTGAAGCTCCAGATCCTAATGAAATACGACCTGTTCCTGAAGTAGCTTGTTCTGTATCAAAAGGAATTACAACAGCATTTGCTTCTCCGTCTGTTGCTGCAGTAATAATAGTGGTTGTACAAACTGCATTTAAATATTCAAGGCTAGGAGTGCTGGCTGGTATAGATTTCCATATAGCATTTCCTGTTGCAGTATCTTTAGTTAATACATGCTCATTTGTGGCTCCACTAACAGTAGTTAAACTATCAATAGCTGCTTGAGCTGTTGCTTCATTTGTTCCTCCATTAGCAATACTTAAAGTTCCAGGGATTGCTGTATGGTCAAGATTTAAACCAATTTCAGCTCCGTAAGGTACCCCTCCATAAAATGCTATACCAGCATTAGAATATAAATCAAGTTGAAATATAGTAGATGTAGCTCCAACTAATTCTAATCCATTTCCTGCGCTATATGTAGTATCTGTATTAGCAGTATAACTAGGAACATCCCATGTGTTATCTTTACTTAAAAATCTAGTTGTTACATCTGAAGTCCCATTAACAGCGCTTAAATCAGCAGTAACATTTACAGCTCCTGTGGTAGGTGTATTAGGTTCCAGATCAATAAACGTACCATCGGTAGTTGTAACTGAATCAACACCTCCTGTTCCTATTGTGCTATTAGTCCCTACTTTTCCATCACTATCTACAACAAGTGCAGTTGTAGAAGTTGATGTATCTACCTTTTCAAGGTATATATAATTTCTAAATCTAGATATTAAATCCCATATATGTTGGCCTATCCACTTCATGCTCTAGGTCCTGTATTAGGAGATAATCCACCAGTTCTTGTTCCGTGTTTTTCTGTATGCATATATTTAGTTTTTCCAAACTCATCTTTATAGGCAACAGTTAATTTCTTTCTATTTTTTCTATGAGTCACAAAACTAACATGAATCCAATTAGGATTATTATCATCTCCAAACTCCCAGATCATTTGATCAAATATTAAATTATCTTTAATATAATGATACATTTCGGCATTAGAAGCGTGGCCGAAAGTATCATCTATATCCATAGCCTGACCTTTCATATGTTGTGAAGTTTTAGATCCTCCAATAGCAGTATTTAATTTTTTACCTCTAAAAAAACTATTAATCTTTATAGGTCCCCCTACCCATTCTCTTAAAGGTTCAAATACATTCTCTGCAATTTCCATCATACATTTTAATTGATCTGGCCCAGGAATATTATCTATTCCTCGTCGTAAAGCCGTTCTACTATAAATACCTTCTTTATAACTTACATGATCACTTATCTTTGTCATTTTAGCAGCATTTAGTTTCACACCAGTTGAGACATACTTTTTTACAGGTGATTTTACAGATTCCTTTACAGACTGCCTCTTTAACTTTTGTAAGAGTACTTTTAATTTTTTGATGAGTTCCATCACACCATCCATCCACATTTGCTGTTTGTCCACATTCACATTTTTTCATTATTATTATTTTTTTGCGAATTTCTCTATACCTGCAATCCCAAAACATCCTAATACTAGGAATAAGAATGAGTCATATACAAATTCATTAATTACTAAATCTTTCCCACACCATCCAGTTATGAGATCTGCTAACATTATTAAGACCATAATAATAAACGCTATAAAACCTATTATAGTTTTCTCATTATAATCATTGCTATTTTTAAATATATTTCCAAAGTCTTTCATTATTTTATATTTTAGTTCCCATTAAATACACTATCAGTATAAGAACAAGATATATCCCAAAGATCTTCCAGCCTATCATTTCTTGATTATTCTTTTTCATCCTCATCCATCATTTTTTGTAGAACTGCACATTTTTCATACTCTTCTGTTTCTATAAAATATTCAATCATTCCTGACAAATCTGGTCCTTCTTTTCTAATATCAAAAGGTAATGAACATTCTCCCATAGCATCCATAATCTCTTCAAATGTTTTACTAGATGTAAGAATATAATATGCATTATTCATAGCTTCATCTAATACTTCATAATCATATTTCTCTGCTGGCATACTTTCTTTTTTTTATACTGCTTATTAATTTTTCTAGATACCCAGAAAATAATTCTAACGGCATCCATTCTAAAGTTACTACTGATTTACCTTCAAAGAAAAGAACATTACCATATACATCAATAGTGTCTTCTCCTCCTACTTTTCTTGTTAATAATTTTTTATGATCTTTAGAAGGTCTAAAGCCATAGTTATTTATTAATTGTTTTCTTGTAATAGCCATATTATTTTTTATTTTTATCTTTAGGAAGTGTAGGCCAATACCCTGCTGGGCATTCTGAAGTTCTCCACTTAGCCTTAGTAGCTATAACACACCCACATTTATTGCAATTACCCTCTTTATTAAAAGGGCACTTATTGCAGACCGAAAGTCTAGAACTTAACTGAAGAGTAGTAACAGTAGTTAAACCATCAGCTACATGATTAGCCACCGCTTCACCAAAATTTAAAGCTTTTTGTAAAAGGCCTGGGCCCTCACTCTTATTTATCTGCTCGGCAACAGGTGATGCCTCCTCAAAATTAAATCCTTTTTTTGGATCTACTGCTACTGACGTACTAGATTTTTTTGCTTTTTTATTACATCCACATCCCATAATTTATTATTTTTTATTTAACGTTCATACATTCCAATGTCTCCACCTCCTCTCACACGAGATTCAGTTTTAACTTCTTTTTTAATTCTTGTTTCTAGTTTATCTAAACTATCTACAATGGTTCCTACCTTTTCTAAATTATACGCTACATCTTTAGCAGTATAAACAGGTTTACCATTATCATCCATTCTAAGAAAATCTATATTCTCAAAATATCCAGCTAATTTATCTGATGCTCCTTTAGCTGCTCTCATTAACCTCATAGTATGAGTTTCTTGAAAGTCTATATATCTTTTAATTGCTACTTTAATATCTTCTGTTTCTTTCCAATCTTCTCCCATATAATCTTTTATAATTACTTCCTGCCTTTTAGGGTTTGGGTATACAGCATAAGGACTATTGTAATCACACATAAAAAATACATAAGAAATTTCTTTTGTAGCTTTCTCTTTCCCTTTTGTTTTATCTTTCTTCCAGATTTCTCTAAAGCCTGGTAATACCAGTGAATCTGGATTAAGAATTACATTGCCGTTTTTTAAATCAAATAGTCCCATTTTTATACTTTAAATTATTGTATGTGGAGGTGCACAATTAGAAGGTGGTTGTACGCTTGCTACACAACAATCTGGAGATGATGCTGCATCCCCTGGGTAAATCGTCTGAAGAGGAAAAGTTATAAATAAACTTATAGCAGTATAATTAGCTTTATCTACTTGGCTTGTACCACCTGTAGCAGTATAATATATAATCTCACCGCCTTGGCACCACATTCTCCATACTATTCCGTTAGTAACTACTACGCCCAATACATTTCCATTCATATCATAATGTCTTATTACGCTGTCTTGTTCGCCATGCCATATAGTATCAGTAGCTGGATCATATACTAGATCACCACCTGTTTGTGCAACTGGGGTAAATAGAGCAGTATTTGTAAATGAATTTGTTGCTGGATCGATTATTATTTCGTGTACTTCATCGCTTCCTCCACCAGAACCTTGTTTAATAGTTAGAAGAGTATTACTATTTTTTGCACAAAATGAGTTTCCAGCTAACGCACTCAGCGCACTTCCTACACGTGCATAAATATTGGTAACAGATACAGTTGTAAGGGCTGCGTCTATTTCAAGTTCAAGTAGTTCATTTACTATCCCGGCTGGATTGGAAGCAGGTGATACTTGTACCCAACCATATATTTTATTACCTACTTTAGCAACAGATCCTGAATACAATTTAAAAACCGGTCCATAATTATAAGGAGCTAATTGAGCAAACGTATTTACCATATTATAAAGAGATTGTTCATCCATTAATTGAATACCAACTCCTGGGGCATTAACTGTATCATATGTAAGAAATGCTCCACGGTTTACATCCCATCCACCAGAACCATTAGTAAAATACATTTGTACTGCTTCACAACCTTGTGCACTTTGAGATACATTAAGAAGTGAATAAGATTGAGAGGCTGTATGTGGCTGTGAACAACCTCCACAATTATACGGATAGGATACACAATTACAGTCTTCAATTAAATCTACACACATGTGTGATTGCGCCTGTGTGTTTATTGTTCCTGGGCCTGACTGCCCTGTAGGTATTATTTGTGTAACATGCCAGATTGGTCCCCAACAGCTGCCTATATGACAATCTCCTCCAGGCTGTGATCCATAACTAGGATTACATTTATATGATTTCCCTACCATAAATGGGCCAGCTTGCTGTCCTCCATCTATTGTTATATTACTAAAATAATATGGACCCGTCCCATCAGCACATTTATATACTTCAGCTCCCCATTGAACAGCTACTCCTGCACATACATCACATGGTGAATTAACTGGAGTGACTAATGCATTTAATTGATTTTGTTTATAAGCCGCTTCTTCATATCTTGCATTTTGTGGTTGTGCCTGAGCGCTGGAATATGGAGTTCCTCCTGGAACTGCTTGTAGTGGGGCAGTCGTCGGTACTTCCTGTGTTTTTTGTTTAGGTGTAGGAGTGCTATAAGGATCTACAGCAACAACTTTCTTTGTATACCCTGATCCCTGACCTTTATATTTCTCTTCCCAATCTCTGTTTGATATAGTTTTTAAATCTATGCTTATACCTAATGGTTTTATAACACCATCTTTTAATGGGTTGTCTTCTGATAATCTTACTCCCAACTCCATGTTTGTATGAGGAACATCGCCTAAATGGTCCACAGTAAACATGTCTACTAAAGCTTTATACTTGTCCCTTGCGGCTGCAGTATTAAACTTCAGTATAGTTCCATCAGGTAATTTTACTTCATATCCGCCCATTCAATTAAGGTATAAATTGGTATCCGTTTATAGTCCAAAATGCACTGTCCCCAAAAGTCGTGCTTGGAGGTGAGGGTGGAATCCCAGCATATGCTGCAAGTAAGGCAGCCTCATTTCTAATTAATTTAGCTGTCTGCTCATTAAATACAGCTGTTGCATTTTCCATCCATTCTACATTCTCAGCTTGGGTTGCTGCATCTACATCAGCCGCAGCTAGAGCCACAGCATTTTTTCCTTGCTCTACGGCTTCGAGTAGTGTAATCTCACTTGTTATTCCTGGCATTATTCTGTATCTTTATTTATTATATATAATCTTTTTGGTTTTACCTTAAATACTCCAAAGTGATGTAATCTTACTTTGGCGCATTCACCTTGTTGCATTTTCTCTTGTACAAATTTGAACTGAGATTTAACTATACTCTCCACTACAAAAGCCGGTAAAGCATATTTTTCTGCAAGTAGGTCTATAAGTCCTTTCTGATCATTCATGCTTATTTACACCTTTTGTAAAAAATAGCAGAAGTTGTTCCTACATTACAGGATTCAATATTCATTTTATGATCGGCGTTTCTGCTATCCAAAATCATCGAAGTTATAGGTGCGTATGTTGGGCTAGATGCATCTAGCCAAGGTTCTCCTTTCCATACGATAGCTGTTAATGCTATATTTCCACTACTCGTAAAAGCTTTCATGTGTACATAATCTCCTGCTGGTAATGAGTGGCCTGCTGGAACGAGCACCGCTCCACAACCACATCCTGGATCTGTTGAAGTACTTTGCTTGTTTATTGCTGATGTTATTCTAGTTGTATCTGTTATTGCCATTATTTCTTATTTATTAAATTAGTAGCGGGTGAAGGAATCGAACCTCCGGCTCCGGCTAATGAAACCGGCGAGTTCACCATTACTCTAACCCGCGATATTATTCTTTAGTAAAAGCATTAGTTCTAGGATGATTATTAGGATCATCCTTTATATATTCACCTCTTGGTATAAAAGTTTCCATAAAATCAAATATATCTTTATTAAATACTTCTTTATTTTTAAATCCTTCTGATCCTCTTGCTGTGTATAATAAGCCGCACTGATGCCCATCTGGATCATTAAGTATCCATAATCTCCTCGGAGTTCCATCATTTAACTCACGTTGATATATTGCTGTTAGCCCATGAGTTTCTATATAACTATGAGCCTCCTCCTTATCTACTATGTTTGCATTCGCTTGTGGATGCGTACAATGAAACAACTTTTTAACCTCGTCCCATGATTTTGTTTCTTCTGCCATTACTGTTTATTTTAGCTATAGTTTATTACTTAACTATAATTATGGTGACAAAGATATATAAAAAATACTAATAAATAAATAATTTTTATAATTTTTATTTTTTACTAGGTATTTAGAGATGCAGACCATTATTGAAATGTCCCCCACCCCCACTGGCTGGATCCAAGTACCCCACGTCGAAATTAGATCAGACCCTAACTTAGATTTGGTATGGATAATACAACTAATCCTACTGCAGTCGTTAAGCCTAAGACTAGGTTTCATCGCTATGATGTTGTCACTAAGAAATCAACTAACACTAAGCACTTCGTATTTCGTGCTGATGGTAAGTTGACTCGTGATGCTGATGGTGCGTGGAGCATAGGCAAGGGAGATGTATGGGCAGAGTATGATGCTAATCTAATAGCACAGCTTGACCAAGACATCTCTACTCTAGGTTACATCGAACTGTAGTAGATACTAGCATCACACCTGATGACCAGTATTGGAGTTAGCCTATGCACTCTATCAATCAGCATAGCACACCTCTCTCCCCTTGACTAAGCAACTACGGCTAAATTTGGGAGAGAGGTTTTTTTATTAACTAAAGATTAACTATTATGAAACATAATTTAAGTTTATTGGATGATGTAACAAGGATGAAGATACTTAGAATCTACATTAAGCGTCAACTAAGCAGAGGACTAGAGATACAAGGGATAGATGTCCAAGAGATTGCTGAATGGCCTATAGACATAGTGCTAAAGTATTTCCCTTATGAGGAGAAAGAAGAGAGTTAGTCTCTTCTTTTTATTTAGATCAATGGCCATTACTTAAGATTGATATTAATTTAAAAGATAAAGATATGCATATTTTAGAAGATGTGAAGTCGACACTTAAACACAGACAAGAGGAATTATTTAAACTAGGTAAGAAGGCTGAGACATTAAACTCTCTTACTAGAACATTGTTAGAGTCACTACAAACACTCTTAAGAGAGGGTGATATGTCTTACAATTATGATGATAGAAAGCGTATGAAAGCTGAGACTGATAAGTTAATCTCAGGTATTAATGCTAATCTAATGATAGAAGAGAGAGAAGAGTAGTCTCTTCTTTTTTTAATTAGATCTATGACCATTACTAAGTCTTGGTAAGATAAAGAACTAGTGTTGAGTTCGTGTGTGCGTAACACAAGAGATAAACAAGTATTATGACCCTTGAGTAAAATCAAGTAAACTTGTTCGTCTCTTTTTTTTTAGATCAAAGACCTTTACTAAGTATTGGATACGATTAACTACTAATTGTGTGTATGTATTGCGAATTATACTCCTCTTCCCCTTATAAAACAACTCAACACTTAATGATATTGATAAGGAAGATGAAAATAAGTATACATAGACACTTATGTGTGTTAAGACTACCATATTGAACATAATTTATAACATTGTTATTATAGTATATTAATATATATATAGCTAAAGTGCTATGATAACACAAAACCGAAGAGTGCAATGTAATAACCGCACAACAGAACAAATGGCGAAGATAAACTATTCACAACAAGAGAAAGATGCTATCGCAAGCATGCAAACAAATGATGTATTAGCATTAAACATCAAAAGAATTGCACCTACTAAAGGAACTACTATTAAGAACTTTAGTATTGAGGTGAGACAAATGCTACCTAACACTAACAACAGCTTTAACATGCTTGGTTTCTTCAACAAAGAAGATACAAACTTCCAAGGTGGTTCAGGTGTAAGAGTGTCATGGTTAACTATTAAATTGAATGAAGCAGTTACATCATTCGGTATTAATAGCAATGAATTAGATAACCTACCATTAGACGGTGGAAACTCTAGAATATTCATTGGTAAGATGAACCCTACATTTACTGTTCCTAATGGTGCAGGTGGTTCGCTTACAAAATGCTTACAGTTACAAAAGTGGGCGAGATTGTTAGTACCATCGGAAATGGACCCTGTAAAGGAGAAATATTACTATGAGAATGTACTAAAAGAAGCAAAGAAAGCTGGTGCAAACGGTAGATACATCAAGGGTGCTTATACTAATGAGCAAACTGGTGAAATAACTGCTGAATACATCATTGAGCTTTGTAGAGTTAAATCAGCTACTCTAGTTACAAATGCTGAGGGTGAAGTTAGTTTAGTTAATGATAATTGGGAGCATATTGAGATAGATGAATATACTCCTGAGTTAGCAGAGTATACTGTTCAAGCAACTACTGTTGTTGAAGAGAAAGCTCCATTAGCTACTATTAAACCATTATAATTTAATCAGGTGTGATTATGTGTGTGTGAGAGTCTCCTTCGGGAGCTCTCCTACATACAACTTTATACCACAACACATAAACAATAAATGAAGAATAATTTAAAACATTTCGCAGACACATTTTGTGTCGCTCTATTATACATTGGTATGATAGTATTTCCAGTATCTATAGTATTAATCATTTTAGGTCCATTTGACCTTGGAAATGGATTAACAAACTTAATTGCTATTATACTTGCAGTAATAATGGCATTTGTATGTACAGTAGCAGCAAGAGAATCTAGATATTACCATAATCAAGGTAAGAGGTTCTTATTTGACTGAATATGTAAGTCATAAACCAAGACGTGATATTCGTCGTATTCCTTAGCATGAAGACAAACTGCTTACAATATTTTGAACCACATAAACTATGTCCAGAGTCTACATTAACTAATCAGGAACGGTTAGACGCCACAGTGTGTGTAAAGCTGGTCACAAATCCTAACTAAACAATGTTCGATATGCTTGCATATTAGTAGTGTATTAGTTATGATTTGACTGCAAATAAGGTTTGTGTGTGTTCAATCTGTATGAGTCAGTAAAAGAATACCGTGTGAACCCCAGGTGGTATTAGCAAGATGGTTCTTTTACTAGGCTTATACTTTAATAAGATATGCCATCGTGCCTCATGAACATCCGAAGAAATCAATAGATAAACTATTAGATATGCGAGAAATATAGTAATGAGTATATATCTTATATATCTTATATATCTTATTAAATAAAACAAATGTTTAATTAAAGTAATAAAATATGAAAGATAATAGTAAATTAAGTGATGTAAGTTGGTTGCGTGTGGTGTTATTTATAGTGGTTTGTGTGCTATTATCATCATGTTCATACAATATGACACCACGACAAGCAGAAATAAATTATGAATTAGAGAAAGCATACCTAGAGTATAGTTATCAAAGAGATTCATTATTTGTTGAGTATAACAAAGTATTAATTAATAAAGAATAAAATTATGGAAGTAAGTAGCGAAATGTTATTATATTTGCTGACATTTGCAGTTGGAGTATTTGTAGGTCTTATCATCATGACTGAAGTAAAAGCTAAACAGAATGATAAATTACTAGTTAATTTACTTGACTTAGATGATAATATACACAAATATAAGACTGAAGTACAGCAATTAATAATAGAAAAGAGAAATGTTGAGATAGAGCTTAAGTTATATAAAATAAGGGAAGAACAACTTAAAGAAGTAGGTAAATTCCTTGAATCGTGAGCAAATATCAACATGTAATCGACGAAATTTCACCTAAAGAGTGTGAAATAGTAACTCCACCAAGATCTGATTGGCGTGAAAAGGTTTATCCACCGCCAACAATTTGGGTTAGTAAAGAAACATTAAAAAAAAAGAGAAAGTATGGCAAAAAAGAAAGAAAACAAGTGGAAAAGCTATGGTGTACCCATTGCGGAACCATTATCAGGAAATAAAGATTCTGCATTTTTTGATATTGATATGGATCCTCAACGTAAAGAGGATGAAACTTATGAAGATTATAAGACCAGACGAAAAGAAATAAATAAACGAATAAAATTACATTTAAGAGGGCGAAAGATTAACTAAATTAGTTATCTTTGCTACCCTTTTAACAACTCAACACTACCTAGAAATACAATGTATTAATAGAGTAGGCAATGTTGGAATGTGCTTCAAAAAGAGAGAGTATCATGGTGCTCGAAACTGAATTCAGTTCTAGGTTCGAATCCTTACTACTCTATAAATACATTTTAATAACATTTAAAGATAAATGCAAATGGATATATCTAACCAGATATTAAGCGACATAGTCGTCTTCAATAAATACGCCAAGTTTATGCCTGAAAAAGGTAGAAGGGAAACCTTCAGTGAAATATGTAATCGTTATCAAGATATGATGATTACTAAACATCCTAACATAGCCAAGGATATAAAAGAAGCTATGAAATTTGTAAAAGATAAGAAAATACTACCTTCGATGAGGGCTATGCAGTTCGCGGGAGCTGCTATAACTAAGTCAGAATCAAGGATTTACAACTGTGCATATTTACCAATAGATGATTACAGAGCTTTCTCTGAAATTATGTTCCTTTTACTAGGAGGAACAGGTGTTGGATATTCAGTACAATATAAACATGTAAGAAACTTACCAGAAATAGTTAAACCACAAAAGAGTCAGAAATATTTAATTAGTGATTCTATTGAAGGTTGGGCTGATGCTGTAAGACATCTAGTTGGAAGCTTTCTAGGAATAAGAAAGACGAAGCCATTATTTGACTTCTCTGATATTCGTCCGAAAGGGTCCCGACTAGTAACTGCTGGGGGTAAAGCTCCCGGTCCTGAGCCGTTGAAAACGTGCTTATATCATTTAGAAACATTATTAAACAGAAAACAAACAGGAAGTTCTCTTAAGCCTTTGGAGGTACACGATATGGTGTGTTATATCGCTGACGCTGTGCTTGCAGGCGGTATTAGGAGAGCAGCATTGATCTCATTATTCTCAATGGATGATGAAGAAATGCTAACAAGTAAATATGGAAATTGGTGGGAGCTGAATCCTCAAAGAGGACGGGCTAACAACAGTGCAGTTATTCGTAGACACCGAATCACTCGTTCTGAGTTTAAGACATTTTGGACGAAAGTTCAAGAGTCTAACGCAGGCGAGCCGGGTATGTATTTCACTAATAATAGTGATTATGGTACAAACCCTTGTTGCGAGATTGCCTTAAAACCATTTCAATTTTGTAATCTCACTGAGGTTAACGTTTCAAATATTGAGTCACAAGAAGATTTATCGAAGAGGTGTAAATTAGCATCACTACTAGGAACACTACAAGCTAGTTTCGCGAACTTCCATTATCTTCGACCAATATGGAGAACAACAACTGAAAAAGACGCCTTAATTGGTGTTGGGATGACAGGAATAGGAAGCGGTACGATTTTGAAGTATGATTTGAACCAGGCAGCGAAAGTTGCAATGGATGCCAATGAATACTATGCAAAGTTATTAGGTATCAATAAAGCAGCGAGGGTAACGACTATTAAACCTTCCGGAACTACGAGTTGTGTATTAGGGACATCTTCAGGTATACATGCGTGGCATAACGACTATTATATTAGACGTATGCAATGCACTAAAGATGAGGAATTATATAAGTATTTGGCCAAAGCTCATCCTGAGTTGGTTGAAGATATGAAACTAATACCAAACTCTGCAGTAATTGAGATCCCTCAAAAGGCTCCTGCCAACTCCATTTTACGACATGAAGAAACAGCACTTCAATTACTTGAACGAGTTAGAGTATTTAACTTAGAATGGGTAAGAGAAGGACATCGAACAGGAGATAACACAAACAATGTATCAGCCACTGTATCCATTAAAGAAAATGAATGGAAAGAGGTTGGTGACTGGATGTGGAAAAATAGAGACACATTTAATGGTTTAAGTATATTACCATTTGATGGAGGATCTTATATACAAGCTCCATTCGAAAACATTTCCAAGTCAAAATATTACTCTATGATAAATGAGTTACAAGCTATTGACCTTCGTAAAATCAGAGAAAAAGATGATAATACAACAAGGAGCCAAGAAATAGCATGTGCTGGTGGATCATGTGAAATAGTTTAACATAACAGAATCTACAGGCAATTTATTAATTTAAAATAGAAATGTTATGATGAAAGTAGTATTAGTAATGATAGGTGTGTTCTTATTTATTGCAGCTGTGGGTTTATTAACCTATAACGATCAATAAGATGGGACACATGAAATGGATTTCTACTCTAGACAATAATGATCTCGAGAGTATGAAACAAGTAATAAAACTGTGTAAGGAAGAATCTAAAGACAAAGGAATCTTTCAAAACAGTGAATATGAGATCAGTTATTTACAAAACGTTGTCCATTATTTAGAAACAAGCGAGGTAACAAGTTACTTAGCAGATCTAGTAGAGGATGATTTATTGATGGAGGATCTTGGAGGTCTTCCTAGTTTTGAAGATACAATGAATTTAGTAAAAGAACAACAAAAAGAAGAGAAATGATATGATAAAGCTAATTTGTGCACACCAAGACATAGACCCTGTCTTTGAATGTGTGAGTATGAATGAAGCTGTAAGTTATTTATCTGAACAAACTGTACTTGGCGTCGATACTGAAACAGAAGGCAAAGATTTCTTAACAAAGAAAGTTGTTATGTTTCAGATCGGTACTAAGGACGTTCAGTATGTCATTGATACAAGATACATTGGTATTGAACCTCTTATTCCAATTCTGGAAAATCCTGATATTGTGAAGATATTTCATAATATTAAATTTGATTATAAATTCTTAAAAAGCTGGTGGAATGTGGATATTAAAAATCCATATGATACTATGCTGGCTGAAGGTGTAATTAACTGTGGTAAACTTAATGTAGGTTACTCACTTAATGCACTGACACAGAGATACTTAAGTAAAGAATTAAATAAAGAAGTTCGTAACAAGTTTGTTGGACTAGACGGTAAACCTTTTAATACTGAACAAATATTATATGGCGCTGAAGATGTAGAGCACCTTATAGATATTAGAGAACAACAATTAGTAAAAGTTAAAGAATTAGACCTTGAGAAGGTTCTGCACTTAGAGAATAATGCAGCTTTAGCTTTTGCTGATATTGAGTTTAATGGATTAAACTTTGACTCAGAGAAATGGTTAGCAATAGCTGATAACTCTGAAGTTGAAGTAATAGGCATGGAAAAACAATTAGATGATATGATATATGCATTAAACCTTAATAAGTTTGTGAAGACATCATTCCAAACTGATATGTTTATTCCCGCTGAAAAGATCCGTAAGATAGATATTAAATGGTCAAGCCCTACCCAAGTACTGAAAGTCTTTAAGGAATATGGTTTAGATATTGAAAAGGTTAATGCCTTTGAACTATCTAAGTTTAAGCATAAGGCATTCATTAATAAATATTTAAAGTATAAAGAGAAACAAAAGGTTGTATCAACCTATGGTAAATCTTTTCTTAAATATGTTATGAAAGACGATAAGGTAAGAACTAGTTTCTGGCAAATACTTAATACCGGTCGTGTATCAAGTGGTATGAAATCAGATAATAAACCTAACATGCAGAATATACCTGCAGATAATAAATTTAGAAATTGTTTTAAAGCAAGAGAAGGATATAAATTAATATCTGTAGACTATTCAGGTCAAGAGTTAGGTATTATAGCTTCAGGGTCCAAAGATCCTGTATGGATGAAAGCACGTAAAGAAGAAGCAGATCTTCACAGTATATGTGCTGATATGGTATTTAAAGAGAAATGGCGTGAAGCCGACGCTGATGAGAAAAAGAAACTTAGAACTGCAATCAAGACTATTAACTTCGGTCTTGCTTATGGTATGAGTAAATTTAAATTATCAGATACTCTGCAAATAACAGTCGATGATGCGGAAGCATTAATTAATCAATATTTCAGTGAATTCCCTAAAATTGGTGGGTTCTTGAATAGTTTGGGTAATTATGGTACGCAACATGGATTTATTCGAACTTTTAAACCTTTTAGGAGGATTAGATGGTTTGAGAACTGGCACAATGGTATGAGTCCTCGAAAAGATTTCAAGGAATTTGGTGCTATTGAGCGTGCAAGTAAAAATACTCCAATTCAAGGAACTGGTGCAGATATGATTAAGTTAGCAATGATTATGATTAGAGATAAGATTAAGACATTAGACTATCCTGCATATTTAGTAACACAGGTCCATGATGAAATAGGTGTAGAAGTTAGAGAAGATAAAGCAGAAGAGTGGGCAGAGATTCAAAGTGAATTAATGCGTCAAGCTGGTGCTGTAATCATCCCTGATTTTCCTATGGGTGTAGATTATACTATAAGTAAAGAGTGGTGTAAATAAAATTAAATAATATGAGTGCAAATGAAACAAAAGACAAGATTCAACGCAAAGGGTTGAATAAGTGGTGGTCTTATCCAGTTAATGGAAAAGGAACATTACAATATGCTACAGGTGTTGGTAAGACAAGATGTGGTGTATTAGCAGCGGCCCTAATAGCGAAAAAATCAGGTATGGATTGTAACATTTTAATTTTAACACCAACTGAAACTATTAGAGACCGTGCATGGAAAGAAGAATTTAAGAAATGGGGACATATGGATGTATATAATACATGTGTAGAAGCTGTATGTATACAAACTGCATATAAATATATAGGACATCATTATGATTTAGTCATAGCAGATGAAATACATAATTATATAGCTCCAGAGTATTTTAATTTCTTTTCACGAAATAAGTATGATAAAGTTTTAGGACTGTCTGCTTATATAGATCCTGTTAAAATGCCGTTATTAAATGCTGTTGCACCAATATGTGACAGACTTAATACGCAGAAAGCAAGAGATTTAAAACTAATTAGTGATTTCACAATATATAATATACCATTAAAATTATCTGGGGCTGAGAAAAAGTCTTATACTTCAGCTAATAATTCATTTAATGGCTTGTTCCCTTTCTTTGATAGGGACCTTAAGTTAATGTATTCATGTATGAAACCGCGTAATTATGAAACGTTTTTACAACGTAAAGGAATGTCTCTCGATGACGAGAATAAGACATTTCCATTTAGATGTAATGCAGCTATGGCAAAGCGTAAGAAGTTATTATATAACTCTGAGGCTAAGATCGATGCTGTTAAACATTTATGTGAACTATACCCTGAGAGGAAGATAATCATATTTTCTCAGACTATTGAATTTGCTGACAAAGTCACAGATGAACTAGGTGATAACTGTGTAAGTTTTCATAGTAAGATTGGTAAAAAGGCCCGCAAGGCTAATTTAGACAAACTTATAGATAACAGAACTAAGGTTACACGTATTTCAACTGCTAAGGCTTTGAACGAGGGCATGAATGTCCCGGATATTTCAATGGCTATTATAGCCAGTGGAACCAGCAAAACAAAAGATCTTATTCAACGAATAGGTCGTGTTGTTAGGTGGGAGGAAGGTAAGCAGGCGCTAATCTTTCATCTATATATAGAAAATAGTCAAGAAGAGAAATGGGTTTCTTCTTCTCAGACTGGGTATAGTGTTGAGTTAATGAGACTGGAGCAAAGCTGAACGTATTAAATTTCAGATAACATTGCAGCGCTGAATTGCTCCAGTGCTCATTATTTTATTAATTTTAAAGATCAATATTATGTCATTAGATAAATATGATAAGTGGAAGTTAGCATCCCCGGATGATGACCCTCACTTAGTTAGTCCCTGTTGTGGGGAAGTATATACAGAATTAGAATTCAGAACAGAAGAAGCTATGTACAAATGTAGTGGATGTGAAGAATTATTTGAATACCCTGAAGAAACTCATGAATATAAACAACAACGTCTAGAAGATGCTCAAGAAGCTCAGATGGATGCAGATAGAGATGAATCATGAAAAGTATAGCTGAAGGTAAACAATATCTTAGAAAGAATTTTAAGATTGGGGCTGTGTGTCCTTGTTGTAATAAATATGTAAAAGCATATAAACGTAAATTAAATTCAGGTATAGCTAGATCATTAATTATTATGCATAAACTTGGAGCAGTTAACGGCAAGTATATACATGTACAAGATGAATTTGCGAAGTTAAAACTTAGAGCAACAACTATGGATTATGCATATGCAGAGAAATGGGGATTAATTGAGGATGGTGACGATATAGGTACTTGGACTTTAACAAGTAAGGGTGCTTCTTTTGTTAATAATCAATCATTATTACCTGACTACTGTTTAGTATATAATGGTAATGTATATAGTTGGAGTAAAAATTTAATAAGCATTGATACTGCTTTAACCACTAAATATGATTATGATGAAATGATGGATATAGACATATCGCCGTTATGAGCATAGAATATAAAGAGGATTCTTATGAAAAAGCTTTAAGAATATACGGCTTAAAAGCTGAAGAAGAAGTATTGTATAAAACGACACAAGTTGTTGGAAAACATACAATTACAACGTATAAAAAGAAGAAGAAAAGTAAGAAAAAGGTAGTTTATAAACTATAATTTTCTTATATTTGTTAACCATTTAAAGCCTGCCTATGAACATAGAAATCAATGTGGAAGGCCTCATCAACAATAAACTAACAGCATCTCAGTATGTAATGTTAGTTTTATTGTTTGAGTCTAACACAGAACTATTTGTAAACTATATAAAACTATATGGATTTGCAGAGAAAGAATTACAAGGACTTGTAGACCAAGGATATATATTATCCTGTGATCCTAAAAATCCCTTAACTTGTATTACTATTGCTCGTGATAAAGTAAGAAAGTTATTAGGAATTGAAGAATCATATTTTACAGAACTATTTAATGTATATCCTATTAAAGTATCTAATGGAAAATCTTTAAGGATTTTAAGACCCACAAGTTTATCAGCTAAAAGTGCAATAGTATGTAAAGAAAAGTATGATAGATATATTAAAGGAAATCCTCTTAAGCATAAGCATGTTATGGATTGTTTGGAGAAAGAGCTAGATACTCGAAAGCGTGGTGGTAACCTTCAATATATGCATGCATTGGAAACTTATATAAATAAGAATGCCTGGGATGCTTATGAAGGACTACTTATGGAAAATAATGTAATTAAATCTGCTGATACCAAATATGGAGAAGGCTTAATATAAATATATATATGAATAAACCAAGTTTACAATACACAAGTATTAAAAAAGCAGCTTATGATGCTGTTCAATACATCGACCAACGTCGACAAGGATTGATAAAATCATTAAGAACTCCCTGGTCTAAGTATAACCATGTGAGTATGGATGGGATAGAGTGGAACACTATACATACTATAGCGGGTATGTCTGGTAGTGGTAAAACTGCTATTATAAATCAACTAGAAACAGAGTTGTTTAAGTTAAACCCTGATGAAGATTTTGCTGTTCTTTCATTTAATTTCGAGATGTTAGCTCGTCAGTTAGTAAGTAGAAAGTTATCTAATGAATTAGATATGACTACTAGACAGTTACATAGTGGTATTGAAGGCTATAATTTATATGATGCACAATTTTATAAAGTATTAGCAGCGCAAAAAGAGTTTAATAAACTACCTATTTGGTATGTAGAAATGCCCGGTACTGTAGAAATGATTAAAAATACTATTCAGAAATTTATTAATGAAGACTTTAATAAAGAGCGCGGGATAGTAATTATGTTAGATCATACTATATTAGTACGTGGTAAACAAGGAGAACAAGAACGAATGGTGCTAGTAGAATTAATGATTATGGCAAACTCATTAAAGAAACAGCATAAAGTAGCATTTGTATTCCTGAGCCAATTAAATAGAGAAATCGAGTCAGTAGATAGAGTTATGGAACCATCCCAACAATTTCCTAAAAAGAAAGATTTATTTGGTGGTGATTCTGTATTTATGTTCTCTGATTTAGTAATGGTATCTATGAATCCTGAACAATTAGGGATGGATAGTTATGGACCAAAGTCATGGCCTACGGGTGGTGCATTATTTTGGCACTTTATTAAAGTAAGAGAAGGACAACCTTGTATAGCCAAGATGAAAAATGAACTTAAGTATAACCGGGTAGTAGATTATGAAGCAACAGAACCTGCTTACCAATTAACAATAAAAGAAAATGATAACTAATATGTATGTAACAACTACAACTATGGATCCTCTCCCTATACAGGAAGATTGGACACCTTATGATGAATCGGCTCATGAACTATTAAATTTAGCTCAAGAAATAGAAGAATCAAAACGTCCTGCTTATACACAAGATAGTCCTGATGTATTAGCTAACTTTAAGAAAGCAGCCGAAATGACTGGAACTACTCCTATGCAGTGTTGGGGAGCATATTTCTATAAACATGTAGCTGCTATCTTATCATACGCCAAGAATCCTGATATAGAACAAGCAGAACCTTTAGATAGTAGATTTGCTGATGCAATAAACTATTTAAAATTGGGATACCATATGGTAAGAGAAGAACAAACAGAACAAGAATTTAATAACCAAAAATTACCCTTTTAAAATGGCAAATTTAGTAATCATTTGTGGAAAGTCTGGATCAGGCAAGTCCACAAGCGGGAGCAATCTCGATCCAAAAACAACTCTTTGGTTGAACTGTGATCAAAAATCATTACCTATTAAAGGATGGAAGAAGAATTATAGTAAAGAAAATAAAAACTATGCGACTGCTTCTAGCCTTGTAGATATTGTAAATACGTTAAAAGTTATACCAGAGAAAGCAAAGCACATTAAAACTATTGTGATCGACACTATTAATCGCGTTATGACCGATAAAGTAATGGGAGAACGTCACATCAAAGGTTTTGAGAAATGGGCTAGTTTATCAGGAGGTATATATGACATTTTCACGGTCATAAACCAAGTTATACCTGATAATGTTGATGTATTTGTATTAGCACATTCCGATGAGGGATATACTGATATGGGTGCTCAATATCGTAAAGTGATGACAGCTGGAAAGCAGTTAGACAAGATTGTATTAGAATCTATGTCGAGTGTGGTGTTATTTACCCACATTGAATCAGATGGTAAAGGTAAAAATGAATATTTCTTCCAAACACAAACAGATGGTGTATCGACTGCAAAGTCACCTGCTGGGATGTTTGAAGATTACCAAATCCCAAACGATTTACAAATGGTGAAAGACACCATGGATAAGTATTATAACGAATAAAATTAATTAATTAAAAAAAAAGTAAATTATGTATCAAATTAATCAAAAAATTCAGTCTGAAGGTACGTCAACCAAAGTATTCAAGCTAGGAATTAGCGAAGGAGCTGAAATGACAAATGTAAGTGTAGAAACTGCTTCTAATGGAAATAGTTTTCTTAAATTCTCTTTTACTGATAGCGAAAATGCTAATCTAAGTCACTTAGAATGGCCTATCGATACAGCTAATGAGGGATGGGAAAAGAAAATGAATTCTCAAATGAAGAGAGTTAAGCACATTATGACTAAATATTTACCAGAAGATAAAGTTACTATCACTGCAAATGACTTTGAAGGTTTTTGCAATCAAGTAATTACTCTTCTAGGAAACAGTTATATTGGTAAGAAATTAAGAATTAAAACTGTTTACAGTTATAATAATTATGTTTCTGTTCCTAAGTATGTTCCATTCATGGAGGTACTTGACCAAGTAACAGCTGATAAGTCTAGGTTAAATGTAACTGACTTTGATAAAATGACTAAAGATGAAGCGGATAACCCTTCAGCTTTAACGTCTACTGCATCTTCTAATGGTGCATCAACGGAGCCTGCAGATTCTGGTCTACCATTTTAGGTAGATGAATCTAATAGATAGGGGAGGTTATTAATGTAATATGCTGAAGACCCTCCCCTATTTATTTACAAAATGGGACTCTATAAAATAACTCTTTCGTTAACTAAAGACAATGTTTTAAATCTAATAAGTGAATATCAAATATTTAGTTATTATTTAGGATGTGATTTTAAATCCGGAGTTGTAATGAGTAGTCCGCTCCGACAAGATGACAAACCCAGCTTCTCCATCTTTACTGACCGTAAAGGAACTCTAAGATTTAAAGATTTTGGTACAGGAGATACTGGGGATTGTTTTACACTCATTCAACAAATATTTGGAATTGATTTTTATTCTTCGTTAATAAGAATATGTGAAGATTTCAAATTGGATTTAATGTATGATAAACGAAATGTGGTTCATAAGCCGTTTGATGGCTTTGTAACTGCAATCAAAGAATTAAAGTTCGACGCAAAAAAAAGTATTAATGTAAAAACTCAACCTTTAACATTTGTAGATAAATATTACTGGAATCAATATGGTATTACTGAAGCAGTGCTTAAGTATTATAATATATTCTCGTGTAAATGTGTATTTATAGGTGATAAAGTAGTTGGATATTACAAAAATAATGACCCCATGTATGGTTATCTCTTTTATAAAGATGATGTATATACATGGAAGATTTACCGTCCCTTATCCTTAACTGGACATAAGTGGATGAGTAATACTAATAGAACAATATTCCAAGGTTGGGATCAGCTGCCTGAGAGAGGTGAGCTGATAATTATAACAAAATCGCTAAAAGATGTAATGGTTCTTAGAACTCTTGGATTTATTAGCGCAGCATTGCAGAATGAGATTACTAGTATCAAAGATACTGTAGCCCGAGAGTTATATGAGAGATTTAATAAGGTGTATATCTTAAATGATTTTGATTTAACTGGTGTTAAGGGTGCTAATAACCTGAAAAAGAAATATGGATTCACTCCTATTTTCTTACAAAACTTTAGTACTAGAAACAATGGCTTCAAAGATATTTCTGATTTTAGAAAAGATCATACTGCTGAAGAAAGTAAAATTAAAATAAATAAATTAATATGAAAATAGAACGTGAACATGTAGTCGATGAAATTATTGGTGATGTAAAAACTAATAAATTTAAAATCGGCGAAGATTCAATGGGTATAATAATAGACTCATTGATTAATCTATATTCTGATCCTATTGGTTCTATTGTGAGAGAAGTTACTTCTAACTGCTATGATGCTCATCGAGAGAAAGATCTCAAGATAAAGCATGTCATTCCGATGACTGCAGAAGATGATCCTAAATGGTTTCATCCTACAAGTAAAAAACCTCAAATAGAATTTCAGGAAGAGAATATCCTTTTAGGCATAGGTAATGCTTTCTTATTTCGAGACTTCGGTGTTGGATTAAGTAAAAAACGAGTAGAAGAAATTTATACTCTCTTTGGTAATTCAACTAAAAGAGATAATAATCATCAAATAGGTGGTTTCGGTATTGGTGCTAAGTCACCATTTTCGTACACTGATACTTTTTATATAATAAGTAATCATAACGGTAAAATGTTTAGTTATATGTTATATAGAGGTAATGATGCATTTCATATGGATCTCCTTAAGCAAGGAGAAACAACTGAGTTGAATTCTACTGAAGTAATTATTCCTATTAATAAAGAAGAGTCTTATAGAGATATAAGGAATTTTGCAAAGGCTATAAATTCTCAACTATCTTATTTTATAGGATTAGAATTTATAAATGTTACAGAAGGAACAGGCCGTAACGTAGGAACAGTACAGATAGATTATGAAGATGATGATATTGCAATTTGTGTTGATGAAACAGCTACACGTAGATATGATGTAGACGAAATCCATCTTATGGTTGGAAGAGTTCGTTATCCTCTTAATCAAGATATGGTAGACAGTCAAATTAATTGGGGTAGTAGTAATATTCCAGTAGCTCTTAAATTTGATGTAGGCCAATTAGATTTAGTTCCAAGTCGTGAGGCAATTCGATATACAGATAAAACTAAAGAAGCTATTAAACAAAAGATCTTAAATGTTCAAAAAAACATGAAAGAGAGGTGTGAAAAAGAGCTTGCTAATTGTCCTGATGTTATAGAATGGTTAAAACAAGCAAACGCTTTAACTAATAATTCTAGTAGTCGTAATTACAATAGAACATATGATTCTGTATTTGCTGTTCAGTCTTATTTAGCACAAATGCAAGATAAGAATGCTCAATGTACTCTTCATGGTATTGAACTTTCTGGCTCATTACTACATGATATTTATAGACAATCTAGATTATTTAGAGGTTTTAGTATTACGACTGTTACACAAAGAGCTGATGGTAATTATATAGGTGGTTATAAATTAGTTAAATCTCAAACTAATGTTGCTGATTTCATAAAATATCCTATTTACTTTCATAAACAAGTTGATCCGGATTCAGAAGAAACTCGTAAAGTATTTCTTAAATCTAAAGATTTCTATTTAGCGCGTACTCATGGTACTTTTATCCAAATAAGAGAAAACTGGGCGTTAACAGAAAGCGATTTTGCAAAAGAAGCTGACATCGATATGTGGAATGCTTCAGCAGATGCTAGAGAAAAGGATGTTATTGAGTCTGATTTTAAGAATATGCAAACATTATTTAGTCATTGTAAATTTCATGATTATGACAATGTTGATATGTCTAAAGCAGATACTGAATTAGGAGAAGAAGTGGGCGAGTATGAAAGTGAAGCAGAAAGACGAAAAAGAATGGGTAAAGCTTTTCTTAGACGTATTTACTTTTATGATAACTTTCGAGATCCTAATAAAGTTAAATTCAGTAATGATGAATATCATATTTCTGATTTAGTAACCTACCAAGAAGAGGGCGGTATTGTAATATATGGTAATTCGGCAGATAATAAATTATTAAAAAATGTAGCTGCTATATATTCCCAGGCAGGTTTTTATAAGGAAGCTCATTTTTATAGTTCAAGTAGTTTAGAACATGAGACCCATCCTGTCGTAATACTAAAAGTCGCAGCGACTCTAAACAAACAATTAACTCAGTTTATCAACGTAAATGATTTAGCTCCTATGAAAAATCCTGTATTAACGAACTGGTATACTGCAAAGACAACTCGAGAAAGTACTGATAATTTACATTTCTTTTCATGTTTTGAAAAATTAAACTCTGATTTATATTATAAATGGAAACGTTTAAAAGAAAACCATGAGAATAATTTTGAGAATTTTTCGTACATAGGTCATACTGACCAATACGAAATGATGAAATTGTGTAAAGATAATGATTGTGTAAGTCATACAATGCTAGAAGATCTAAAAGAATTAGAATCTTATTCTGTAAATTTAGATATGCTTAAGCATTTAGATTTTGCGCAACTATCATGCGCTTCTAAATCAGAAATACCTTCAAAAGAAGTCTTTTTAGCTCTGAGAGAGTATCTTAGATTTAAGAAAAAAGCAGTAGTAAAGTTCAAAAAACAAAAAAAGAAAGAGGTGAAAGACCTCGTAATTTAAATTAATTTAATAAATTTGTAAAATGATAAATTCATATTTAGTCTGTAAAATTGGTAAAGACGACGTTCAAGTTATTATCGATGGACTACCAAAAACAATCTCTAAGCAATTTAAAGAAGCCGACCAAGTTATAGCACTTGCTCGTAATTACAATGCTTCTAGAGATCAAGAAGAACGTAACGCTATACTGGAGCAAGTGAAAACCTTACTTACTCCTGCAAATCGCATTCAGCACGCAACTGATGGCCGTTTTGAATTTGATGGCGGGAAGAAAATGTACCTTAAAGGTACTACGGATCCTATTCCGAATTTCCTAGCTAAAAAACTTATGAAATGGTTAGAAGAAGGAGTGCCGTTAGACGGTTTGATAAATTTCTGGAAGCATCTATTGCTAAACCCTGATAAAACTGTTAGAAAGCAGTTATATGGTTTCTTAGAGCATAATGGACATCCCATTACAGAAAAAGGTTATTTCTTAGCTTATAAAGCTTGTAAAGTCAAACAAATATTTGATACTGAAACTGGAGAGGAGAAGGTTCAGTTTAAATATAGTGAGGATACAGGTGAACAAGAAGAGAAATATACGCAATCTTTAACGTTTGCTCCGTACCATAGCGGTGCGCATGGAATGGTAATTAAGTGTGGTACACCAATTACTATGCCAAGAGTAGACTGTGATCCAGATCCTGAACGTACTTGTTCCGCTGGCCTCCATGTAGGGTCAATGGAATACGTTCATGATTTTGGATATGAGAGTGGCGTAATTCTAGAAGTTCTTGTAAGTCCTCGCAATGTTGTAGCAGTTCCGACTGATTACAATAATACGAAGATGAGAACATGTGAGTATTTCCCTATTGCTATTAGTAATGGTGAGAATGAAAGCATATTCCTAGAGTCTGATTATACTGCATTTGATAATCCTCAAATGAAGAAAGATTTACAAGAATACGAGTCTGCTAAAAGACAACAAATTAGTGAATTAGAAACTGAGTTAGCTCAGAATTCTGAAATAGCTGATAGTCTGATGGCATAATTATAAATTAGTAAGAGCGGGCCCGCAATAGAGTTTCCTCCATTTGTACTCTATGGGCCCGTCCCCTTACGCTTTTTAACTATGAAACAACTAAGAATAGAAATACCAAACTTTATAACTCACATCGCAAAAACAAAAACGAAGTGGGTGAAAATAAATGGGCAGAGACTCTATACTGGTATGAATCATCATTTGCGCGCTCTTATAATAAGACGTATGCATACATACATTCAACAATATATTCCTAATGGGTTAGATATTAGAAATATGGGACCTATAAAAGTAAAATTAGAGTTACATACTGTGATAAACCACGGTGATATTAGAATGTATAAAGGTGATCTCCGATGGCGCCCTCCAAAGAAAGGTTATAAACCCAAGTGGGATGTAGATAACTTATGGATTTGGATTAAAAGTTTCCAGGATACTATTGTTGAGATGGGATTAATAGACGATGATAATTGTGCTGTTATACCTAATACAGGAGAGATTGAATTTGTCCCTGTAGAGACATTAAAAGAAAGAAAATTAGTATTTATTATAACAAAATATAAAAGAAAATAAGATGAAAATAGAACATGTAAGCCATTCATCTCTAAGTGCCCTAAAAATTAGTCCCCAATACTTTCAAAAATATATAAATAGAGAATTAAAACAAGAAGATAGTCGTTATCTAGATCTTGGTAGTGCAATTCACTGTTACATATTAGAAAATAGTACATTTAATGACAGATATATCGTATCCGATGTTCCTGTTGTTGGAGGTATGATGGGTAAATTTGTAGAAGCGCTTGTAGAGAATGAAAAATTTGTTAACACTAGTGTGTTAGACGGTACCGAAGATTCCCCAGAAGAGTTTGTATTACAAAATACAGATCATTTATATCAACATTGTTATGATATATCTGGATTTAAAACTTCAATAGCTACTGTAATAAAAAAGTTAGATAACCCTGAAATTAACAGTTATGTTACTCTTTTAAGAAACTCAGTTAACAAACATATTCTATCTCAAGACGAGATGGAAACAATACTTCAGTGTGCAGCATCCGCAAGTAAACATGCCGTAGCAAGTACGGTATTAAATCCTGTAGAAGCTGAACCTGAAAAAGAAATTCTTTGGACTCACAAAGATTTTAAAATTAAATCAATTATTGATAACTTAATACTTGACAAAGAAAAGAAGATGGTTACTGTAACAGATTTAAAAACAACTTCCAAAAACCCTTATAATTTCCTAGGATCTTATATATCTTATGGGTATTATAGGCAAATTGGAATCTATAAACAAGCAGTTATGGCATACATGACTGAATTGGGATTAGATTTCGCGGAATACGATTTTAAAACTTATATAGTAGCCTTACAAACGACTGGACTTTGTGAGTGTGTGGTATATGAGCCTGATAATCTTGACTTATCTATAGCCATTGATGAGTTTGAGAGCTTATTAGACAGGCTTAAATGGCATCAAGACCACGACCATTGGGATTACCCTATGGAGTATTATAACAATAATGGCGTAATTAAAATCAAATTATCGGATGAGGCTATTTCAAGAATTAGAGAAAATTCGTAAAGTAATTAAACCAACTAAAACTGTTGATTTTATTTTACCTCTAACTGGATATTCAAAAATAGATTTAGAACCCTTTCTAGTAAACGCATATCTTGGCGATGTAAGTTTATTAGACTGGGATCTTGAATCACCTGATGTATTTGCTCTACTAAAGTATAGCGGACACATTAATTTTTATGATCTAGAAAAAGAGTTAGAAAAAGATGAATATTTTAAAACGTCATATTCGTTGTTTAATGGTACATACATAATGTTTGTATTTACTATTGGACCAACATTTATTGATGATTTTAATAAGTTTATGGATGGTAAGTACTCAAAACTTTCTCACCCCGCTAAAATTCGTATAATGAGACATCGTAAAAAAGATAGCCCTATGCCGCTAATCCTCGATAAGGATAAGAGCCTCCGTCAGTACTGGGAATTAAAACTAGACGCGGAGTTGCCACAAAAGTCAGAAGTATGGCCTATTGTACATTACAATGAAGAATTATTCGATAAAAGGGAGTTCAAAGAATTGATGGGAATAAATGAAGATCTACCACCTAGCTTGCGCTAGTTGGTGGGTCTTCTCCATCATAATCCTCGTTAGATATTCCCAACTGATAAGTGAACATTCCCCTTTTTGTAGCACCTGAGGCTTTGTTGTGACGCTTATGTCTCTCTTTGATTTTTTTAAGTAGAGCGCATTTTTCATATTGCTCTCTATCTTCATGAGAATAATAATCTATTAGTACATCAAAAACTGTTAATGCATCATAGTCAGTTAAAAGCCAGAATAACTTATTAGGAAATACTTCAAAATCATAATTATTTGTTATTAAAGTATATGTATTTTCCATAGATTGATGTTTAATTTCTAACCGCTGTTCCTCGGATAACATATCTAATTCCGGATCATCACTATCATAAAAATAATTATCAAAATTGTCTTCACTCATTAATTCTATTTTAAATCAAAAAACTTAATTTTATCTTTTGGATCTGTACTCCATTCTTTAAATGGTAACGCATTCCTAATATATTTGTTTATTTTAGGATCTCCTTTCTCGTATTGTCCTGTTTTTCTCTTATATCTTTCATAGTCTTCTCCTAAAGCAATACTCCAACCATCACTCCATATTTGTCTTGCTAGTTTTGCATAGGCTTCTAGTGTAGTCATATTTGCAGCTGGTGTTCTTAAGATCTCATAGAATGAAGCTCCTAGTGGATTATAGAATGCAAGTTCGGATTGTACTCTCTTCATAGTATATAATCCATACCAATCTCCTCGTGATCTTTCTTCTGGCTCATCTTCAGAACCAAAGAAGGCAAATCCTGCTAATGTTAATAATTGAAATGCCATCACTTCACCTATAGAACGTTTTATATTTGCTTGCTGCCATTGCGCAAGATCTTTGTAATTCTTACTTAAAGTAAAAAATTGTAATCTATAAAAATCTCTTCCTAATTTACCTATAAACTTTAAAGCTGTAACATAATTACCTTCTGAATAAGCCTCTCTTCTCTCGTTCCAATTAGGGCCTTTTCTATCAGAGTCTTTATTGTAGAATAATTTTTCTCCCCCTTCAAATCGACGAAGGTACCCAGGTATTAACCATTTACGGAATTGTAACGCCCATCTACCTGCCGCATACTGTTGTATAGCTGCTTTATCTTTTTCATTATAAATACCATGCATCCTTTGATAAACGGCTTGTATTTTTTCTGCAAATAGAATTCTTTCTGTTTCACTAAATTGAGAAGATACTTCAGGGTCTAATACTAACTTTCCATCTACTACCGAATAAGCATCCCATAAATTAGTAGTTCCTTTAGATGTTTCGAATTTTTTACCAATCATCATTCCAATACCTAATTGACTTTGGATCATATGCTCACCTGCTGACATCAGAAAGTATAAAGCGCCTGTATTCATTCTAAGACCCATCTTCTTATGAGAAAGTCTTCTACCATACTCATCAAAGTGTTGTTGCAGATCAAATAATTGATTAATCTGTCCTAGTTTAGATTTTGGAGCTCTAGCTAAAGTATCTGCTATAATCCCAATACCCCCAACACCATCTGCTGCTGTATATCCTAGGTAAATTCCTTTAGCTCTTGTCCAATTTTTCATAGTTATATACTCACCTGCAAAAGCTTCAATAGCATTCATTAAACTACCAAATGTAATATTTGCTACGGCTGCAATATGATTCATTGCAAGTACTCTTAAACTTCCCATATTTAATAATGCATCGTATACTTGTTCAATATTAATTTCTTTTCCTCTTAATGATACAACACCTTCATGCTTTTTACGTTTACCATAAATTACCATATCAAAATAAGCTTCTAATCTACCCCAAGCTCTTGAGTCTTCTCCAGATATTGTAACATCTTTACCTGTAATTGTATTCTTAACAGGCATACCAGCTTTAAGTTTTCTAACTCTACGAGTTCTTACGAGCTCTTTAGCCATTTCTAGTTCAGGTAATACTTCAGTCATTTCTTGATAGTTTGACGCCATAGTAGAATACATTTTTATCATACTTCCTAAATCATAAGATAAATCTGATGGGCTTAATTGTCCTTCCGCATTTCCTATTCTAGTTGAATAATGAATAGGGACATAGCTCATAGGATCTCCTACCGCATCTGTATATTCACCCCACATAATATTATCTTCTTGTTTACCGAATAGCTCACCCATCCTCTCTCTAACAGCATTATAAGGTCCCATAAATATTCCTCTATGTTCTTCATTCATAAATGCTTTTTCAGCTACTGTTGCTCTTAATGATGGTAACATGTACCCTCGTTGATAAGACTGAGGTAATTTACTTTGAGCTGCTTCATAATTAGAAGCAAAGAAATTAAAGAAAACTCTTCTAGGGTCAGACTCTTGCATATCATTTAACTGCTTATACTTCTCACTCTTATACCCTTCAGGTGATGTCTTTAAATATTTATTATAATTACCATTCTTTTGTATATCCTCTTCATAGAATTCATTCCAAATAAGCTCACTCATACCATAACCTTGGTCTGTTTTAGTTTCAATAAAATTTCTTTGGGCTTGTCTATATTCTGGTACATATTCAGTAACTACATAACCAGTTAACTTACCATCTTTATCATTCTCGAGCATAAAATCATATAACTCTCTATACTTCCAAATTGCTACACCGTTAGCATGTTGATGTTTTTCTAAGCTAGTTATAACATCCATTAATTGTCCTTTACCGTGCTCAAAATCATACTCAAATCTATTTACTTTACCTCTTTGTATAGTAACCATCTTATCTATCATAGCTAATGACGGATCATTAGAGTCTCCCATTGCGGCTAGAAATCTTGCTAAGAATGTTATATCTCCTCCTGCAACTTCTAACTCTTTCATAAACTTCTCCGGGTTGTTTTTATATGCTGGATTAGTAGTTGTTTTAGCAAACTTCTCCGCTATAAGTGCTCTATTTAATCCTTTAGCATCTTCTAGAATAAGATCTCTCTTAGCTATAGCAGGCATTACATATTTTTCTAATAAATTCTCATAGCCTGATTGGGCCAATAAAGGCGCCATTAATGTTATCTCCTCTAAAGAACTAAAGGCACCTACAAATGTTAAAAGTTGGCTTAACACTTTTGGATTTAATGCATCATCTTTCTTTAATTGATTTAATCTTCTATGCGCATTATTTAAATCCATTACTGCTCTCTTAACAAATAGAACTAAACCTTCTTTTTCATTAAGCATTTCCATTTCGTTATATACTTCTTGGAGTCTATTAGCGTAATCACTATTTCCTGGTTCCTTAGAATACACATTAATTCTGATTTCTAATTGGTCTTTGGCTTTCTCAAATACTTTAAGTACTTGATTAAACTCATTTTGCTCCATCATTGTATTATGATTAGGGGCAATAAACTCAATCATTTTATTAAGTGTTTTCGTAGGAATAGGTTCTAGATTATTCAACTTAGTCATTATTGGAGCAGTAGATGTAGATATTTCTGCATTAGAAAAAACAATCTTTCCTGCTTCAGTCATAGTCACACCAGCTTCAATAGGAACTATATTTATTTTATCCACCTTAATACCTTTCTGTTCTATAATATGTTTATATAGCGAAAGCTGAATACGATATTTATTAAGTAAATTATTTTGTATACCTGCTAACGCCCCTTTAAATGGAGGTAGCTTTTTCATTATATTACCAAACTTACCACGTGTTTTAGTTTTAAAATCATGAAGAATTTTTTGACCATTAGATGTTACTTCTATAACATCAATACTACCTGCTATTAAATCCTGTGGATCTCCTACCATAACTTCAGAATGTAAAGTACTTCCTGCAGCCTCTTTACTACGCACCCACTCTCTAAGAGATGGAATTGCACTTCTAAACGCTTCTGTATTTCCTTTAGGCAATCCATCTAGTATAACTTCCATGTCAGACTTATTAATAATACCTTCAACTAAACTATGTAAACCAGTTCCCATATCATCTCTTAAGAAATCCCATAAATCTTGGACTTTATCAGGAGTATTAAATGGATCATTATTATTTTTATTTTTAGTTGCTACTTTTGTTGCAATCTCTTGTTGTTTAAATGGGTCTTGGAATATTTCCATTAAATTGCTCACCCTATTCATCTTAACACCATCCATTTCATAGTATGGAGAAATTTCTGTTGGGGCTGTAATATTACTAGATTCATCTATAAGTTTATCCATTTTATCTTTCTCAGTGAACTGTCTTAAGTATGGTATTTTACTACTAGCTGCTTGTGTTGCTCTCTTAAGTAGATCAGAAGGAGTTATTTTTTCTCCTTTAGCATTTCTATATTCTAAATTACTTTTATTTAGAGCATAAAATTTATTTACTCCTATGTTGTCTATGCTTAAACCGCCTGGGTTTATACCTTTTATAATAGAATCAGCTGCAGGCCCAAGAATATTACTTAGTTCTTCGTTTAAACTAGTGATCTCACTTCGCCTTCCTCCAAAGAATCTCTTTATAGAATCCCATACCTTTGCAAGTGTAGCTAGTAATCCGGTTCCATAATCTTCGGCCACTGTCTCTCCTTCATACTCACCTACTATATACTTAGCTAAAATTTTACCAGCCGCCTCTTTTGCAAACATGTCAGGAGTATTATAAATATGTTTATAGTCATTCTGTACTTCCTGGTAAGTTTTTGTTTTAACAACTAAATCTAATAGTCTCTGCATTGGAGCGTTGTCCATCATCTCTACAAAAAAGTGTGCCGCCTCTTCAGGTAATGTAAATCTGTCTCTATTGTTATCTACTCTAACTACTCTGTTTAACATATCTGCCACACCTATAGCATCTACTCCAAGTTTTTCCTTAAGGTTATCATATTTCTTTACAGGAATACCAAAGTTCTGCATTAACCACTGTTCAATCATTTGGTCCATATTTGTTAGAACCGCTTGCTTTACATCTGGTGTTAACTGGAAAAGATCATTAAACTTAGTTTCTTCTCCCTGAATCATATTATCTAAAGTTATTTCAGTAGGTACAGGAGCTTCATGTATTAAAGTATTCATTGGATTAATACTAGTTACCTCTATATTATCAGCCTGCATTTCAACTTGTTTGAAGCGCTCTCCTAGTGGAGTAATTTCTTGGTATACTGCTCCAGTTTCAGTAGTGTAACGCATTTTAAATAATCTAAACTTACCTTCCATAAAAGATTTAAAGTAATTTACATTATTTGTACTGCCATCTACCTGATCTACAATTAGTTGTGGCGCATTATCGTTATGAATAAAATATTCATTCTTAGTTAGACTATAATTTTGTCTAACTGCGTCTGAAGTTTCTACTGTCTTATTATCTACAGTCATTAAGAAGCCATTATCAGCAAACATAGTTCTTATAATTTGCTCTGCCCCGCCTACAAAGTAGTTTTCATAACTCATTGTTCTTTCTTCTTTTCTGAAGAAATCTGTTAATCCTGAACTTTTCCAATATGACATAGGCACTAAATCTACAAATGAGTTTGGTCCCATCATAAATCCAGATGTAACTACTGAGTACTTAGCTAAATTCTGAGCTAGAGTTCTTACCTCATCTCTCGGATCAACTAATAGTTCAGACCATCTGTCTGTAATAGCATTTAATTGGTCAACCCCTAGCTTAGTTGTATTATTAAAAGCTATCAGTTGTAAGAAATTATCTACATTAATGTTTTGCTCATGGCCAAATAACATTCCTAAGAAAGGATCGTTCTGTAAACCGTACTGAGTCTTTACCCTTTCCATATTCTTAAGAAGAGAATTCTCTTTAGTAAATAGTAACTCTTTAAGATATTCATTATTCTCATAAACCATAGACCCAAATGGAGAGGTCTTTTTAGTAAGTGCCCAGAATAATCCTAAGCCATTTATAACTTCAGTAAGTTCAGGAGTTAGTATTCCATTTCTCTGACCTGTTGCAAATGCTATATCTTGTTTAAGTTGAGAGAATCCTGGTCTACTATAAGGAACAAACTGTGATACAAACTCTGTAGCCGCATCTAATCCGTATACTCTATAAGCCTCTATTCTTTCATTGGTTTGTTCTATATTAAGAGAGGACTGCGGTCCTTGTAAATATTCAACTTTATTACTATAGTTTTCAATAAAACTTAATCTAGACATATTTTTAAGAGTCTCTGGTGATACTGCTGCATTAAACATTCCAAGATCTCTTCCTACTTTACTGTACTTTAAAAAGTCAGCTAATATTTGTACTTGTTTTCTCGCTACCCCTGGATCGTTTAAGTTGGCTGTTAATGATTCTGATAAATAATTTTCAGAAGGAGTAAATATTTTATCCCCGCCTATTTCTCTAGCATTATCAAACTCGACTCCTAAATTAAGTGATCCCGCTATTTCCTTAGCTATTTGTAAATCAGTTATTTCAAGCCCCTGCTTGTAACGTTTTTCAAAGAAATCTCGTAGTATAGGCTGATTAATAAAATCTAGTGTAATTGAATTATTAAACCCGGATCTATTTAAAAGCGCTACTACACCACTATTATACATTGTTACACCTACACGTCCAATTCTTTGGTACTTTGCATTATCTAAAGATTCATTCTGATCTTCCGATAAATAACTAGATATAAACTTCCCATCAAATCCTAAGATTCTATTTAAGGCGCTATGCCCACTCTTGTTATTGCCTTTAATGTTTACCTCATAGCCTTCTTTTAATTGTAAATTAACTTGCTGTGCAACCGAATGTCCTGTAGCATGTAAAGAAAATATACCAATAAGCATTGATGCATCTTTATTAATTTTTTCAAGATACATATCTGCAGCAAATGAAGTACTATTAAATCCAGATAAGTTAGGAATAATACCTTTAGACTCATACTCTTCTAATTTATTTGTATAAGTAGGAGAATCTAATGGATCTAATTGTTCAACAATATGATGCTTAGATGTTATAATACCATTTCTTATATCAAATATTATATTTGTTAATGCGGCATCTGATAATCCATCAAATGATTTCTTAGTATTATACTTTTGTAAATCAAATGCGCCTATTTTAGTTTTTTGTTTTGATAATTCAGGCATTAAGATATACATCTTATCTATATCAAAATCAGAACCCATCATTGTTGTAACTTCTGCAGGTAACATAATAACACCTCCCATATTTTCAGGCAATATCTTTACTACCTTAAGAGATAGCATAGAGTTTTTACCCTGTGTAGGAATCCTGTATCCTAATAAATCATATATATCTGACCCATCAATTACTTCTCCAGGCTTTAATCCTATCTTCACTGCTAATTCATAAGGAAGTGCTACCTCAGCATACACTCCACCATTCTTATGCGGTTTAATTTGTAATCTATTATCTATATTATAACCAAACTCAGCTACCTGAACTGCACTCATACCGTTGAAACGTTGTTTAAGTACTGCATTCTTATACATAGATAATAAAATAGCTTCAAATCTTTTTGCGAATGGGGGGAAAGATAATGGTGCTTCAAATCCATAAACATTTACATCTTGCATTAAACGTTCAATATTTAGAGCGTTATAATAATTATCTGCTAGATCTCTTTCATCTAGGCTGTTTGTAATTTCATCTCTAACTTTCTTTAAGAATTCTAATTGTGCTTTACCAAAGGCTTCTGCACTCATTGTACTTCTATTATTAACAGCCTCGGTATAACTAGGCATACCTAATCTTTTAGATAGAGCTTCACTAGATCTTTTTATACGTTCTGCATAAGTATTGTTGTATAAGTCAAGTACTTCTTTACCTGATATACTAGAATCAAACATATTATATTTATTATCTAGTGCTATATTTGCTAAAGATAGTTTAGCCATTTGAGTCCCATCTAAAGGGGCCTTAGTCTTAGTCTCAATAGTTTGAGGACTTCTAAGATGTTTAGTCTCTAACTTATTAACAGCTATTTGGTTTAGATCTTGTTCTGCTAGGTCTAAAATTCCTGTAGCTCCAATTTTAATAGCCGACTCAAAATTAACCATATCAATAGGTCTCTTGGTATCTTCCATTCGAATACGTAGCTGATTCAAAGTAACCTTTCGGTTCCCTGGATCTTCTTTAAACTGTTCTGTAAACTCTCTAATCAATGGTATTGTAGAATGTTTAATCTGTTCCCAAACTATATTTTCATTTCCTTGAGAGTCTATTTGTATTCTTTCACCAAAGTAATATGTTTTTCTAGGGTCTAATAATAATACTCTTGATTTAGCATCTCCCATCAATCCTTTAGACCAATACTTGTCATATGCATCTATATGTTCTTGAGTCCAACTTCCATCAGATTCCATTTGTTTTCTGTGGAAGTCTAATGTTGTATACCCTTGTGCATCAGTAGAGTTTACTCTCAAATATCCAGCTGCTATTCTTTTAGCTGTTTTAGAATCAACTTTTGCATCAATTAATATTTTATATATGTGGTCTTCACTGTTTACCATTACATCTGCTAATATAGCGTGTAAAAAGTGGGAAGGTAATCCATATTGATTCTCTTGATTATATACCGCATCTATACCAGGTGTAATACTTTGATAAGCTCTCTTTCCAAATTCAATAAATGGATTTCCTTGTGCATCTGATTTATAATATGCAAGGTCTGGCCCAAATGTTGTATTAATATAAGGTTTATATACTAAATCATTTATAGCAAACTCTTGGAGTGCCGGTAATATACCCGTTTCTGCAGTAGTTTTTCCTTCATATGCCTGTGATGGTAAAAGCTCATTCTCATAAACGCCGTTTGGTTTTCTATTAACTACTCCTGCATTTACTAAAGTTTCGATAGTAGATTCCATTTCTTTTACTACATATCTTTCTAAATGAGTATTCATTAACACAGTCTGTTCTGCAGTTAATTCTATAGTCTCATTCTCTCTTAACCTCCCTTCAGGAGTAAAGAACTTCTCTGTATTTAAAGAAGGGAATTGTACAAATCTTAAACCTGCACCTTTATTATCTCCTTTAACTTTTTCATAGTGTACATATTGTGTCTGTTCATCTAGTGATATGGGATTAGGCCCGAATAATTGTTTGTTAACTTTTGATATTCTTGCTAACTCTCCCATAAGTGCAGGCTGTAATAATGATACCGCTGTCTGAACATATCCATCTTGTCCTAAACTATTAGATCTCCAATACTTAGACCTCGGTCCTATCTTTGGAAGTGTTATATATTTAGATTGATTTTTATCTCCTTTAGTTCCAGTATTAAACTTACTGTAATTTAATCCACTGTTGTAAAACATAATAAACCTTGTAACAGCAGAAAGAGCTTGGTCCATTTCATCATAAGCACTTATCTTTCCAGCATTAGCGGATTCTCTAATTACATCGAATGTACTAAGTTGGAAATTGTTTCTCATTTGCTCATCATTTAATAGCATATTTAAAATAAGATGTCTATTATTTTCTGATGGGCTGTAGAATACATCACGGAATCTATTTAAAATAGCCTGTCTATAGGTTTCATCCGAACGTAATTCTAATGTAGTTTTAGAATCATATGTATTTAAATTAATAGAATAGATTGGTTTTCTATTCCCTCCTAAAAACGAAGCTGCATAACTATCTATACGATATTTTGATTCTAATCCTGCTAATCTTTTAAGAGCGCCAGTCTCTGAGGTTCCTTTTAAGTAAGGATTATTAAACTGCATTAATGTTTTCATGATATGCTCAAACGAACTATTACCAACCATATAACTATTAAGATCTCTTACTGTACGAGTTTCGTCATTAAATAGTCCCATATAAGTTTCCGGGCTTAGTTTGAGTCCTGCATAATCTAATGTATTTTTAAAAGCTCTTAGATAGTCTTTTTTAGTAGCACCTTCTCTGCTAAGTCTAGTAGTAGTATCATATAACTCTTTTAGTTTATCTATAGCAGGAGCGCTCAATGCATCTTCTTTACCTGTTGTAGGTGAATAAATAGCTGTCTGATCTCTAGTGTCTACCCATTTACGTATAATCTGATTCTCTAAACCATTACGATTAGTTTCAACAATTTTTGCTGTACCGTCTTTCTGATAGATAACAGTTTCAAACCTGATGTTTTGTTTATTAAAGTGTGATACAAATTTATTTTTCCACTGCGGAGTAGCTTCCTGGTATATTCTAACTACCTGATCCATCATTGGTAGCCCATTTTCTGCTAGCTTTTCTAATTTAGCTATTACTTTACCTTGTGGAGAGTTTGCTAGGTTTACAGATAAGTATGCATAGATCTCATCAAATGCCATAAACTGAGGAAATCCAAGTACTTTACCATGTACAACTGCTCCCTTAGCATCACGCTCTACAATAAATCCTAATTCAAATTTAATCTCTTTAGCTAATGTTTGTTTAACAGGACTATTAAAAAAGTTCTGTCCAAAAATTCTTTCAGTAGATTCTGTTGCCTCTATTGTCTCTACCTGCTCTTCTGTTAAAGCTTCTTCTATTTCAGGGTTATTGTAATTTATTTCTCCCCCTTTCTTAATTTTATATTTAATACCAAACTGAGATCTCAATCCGCGCACTGCAAGTGACATAAATCCAGGACTAACTACATTGCCATATTCATCAACGACATCATACCATACATCTGGTTTAGTTACATTAATTGCATTGTTACCTTTATTCTTAGTATTTGTATCCTCACTTTCTGAAAGCTTTTTACCTGTTGTTTCCCAAGCTTGTCTGATAGATTCATAAGCACCTTTTAATTCGTTAGGCTGAGTTAAAGCATCTCTCCAAGCTCCTGGAGTTTCTGTTTCTTTATACTTAGCTTTCAAAGCTTGTGCTAGTTTATAATTAATATTATTAACTATCTCTTTTGATTGATCTGTGTTGTATCCTCTCTTCGCTCTTAGCTTAGGCGTCCTAACTTCAGATAAAGTTTTAGCTTCCGCAGCTGTATATTGAGTGAACTCTCTGTTATTAAGATCTCTGAATAAGTATTCGATTTCACTTCGTGAGCCTAGCATATTCTTAATTGCATACCACAAATCTCTAAAGAATCTTTTTACAGCTCCTCCAAATCCTTCTGCATTCTCAGTTAATTGGTAGTCTTTGAATGCTTCAGCTAATCTTGTCTCTATATCATTATCTTCAAGTTTTTGAATCTGTGCTGTTAATTTCTCTATGACGTCTACTCTATCATAAGTTGCCATTTTATTTCTATCCAGCGTAATATTCAGGCCTCCTAAATCTAAGTCTAGTGATACTGAAACTTCATTAAGCTGTGGATTGTCTATTGAGATAGATGTCATACTTGAAGAAAAGCTTTCAAAAAACTTTAACGTTTTTCTTGCTCCCTCTAATCTTTGTGAAATACCCATTTTTTCTAGCATTTCCATCTCAATAGATGATTTCTCATCCTCAGTTAAATGTAGATCATATATTCTACGGAATGCTTCCCAATATGCAGTTCCGGCTAGTGCGCCTTCTGCTACGGTCATCAATCCATTGTGATAATAACCCCATGCCTGTCTTCCCCAATCAAGAGTCATATATTTTACTCTATTTACTACATCTAAAGCTTCTTCACCAAATCTATCTAATACCCAACTCTTTTCAGTCTCTGTCATAAGATCATATCCAGGACCTACTTGCTCATACTCACGTAACTTAACATCAAAATCATCATCTTTAGTAGGATCTACCCCTACAATAACCTGTTTACCTGCAGTACCGTCTACATAAGTTTCTGCTGTAAGAGGAGTAGTTACTGTCATTGTACCTCCAGTTGATTCCTCACTAGTTGGTTGTGTTGAGTCTTGTTGATCTATTGCTAAATCTACAACAGCCTGACCAACAGGAGAAGTAACTCCTCCCTCTAAAACTTTTCCTGTTTTTAAATTTGTTATTGTTCCGCTACCAACATTAAAGTCAACTGAATATTTAGTACCTTTGTAAGTTACAACTTCAACCTCACTAGTTTGTGGTGTTGGTTTAATTTTTCTAGAAAACTTAGGAAATCCATCTTCTGTTGTTCCTATTTCTTCCCATCCTTCATTTATAAGATCTTGAATCTCTTCTGAACTTTCTGCATAAGTAGTTTCTATCCCTAAGTCTTTTAAATCTTGTGGACTTGCTTCAATGTCTGCTTTAATCTCACTAGTTTGTTGTATAGTATCTCCTATAATATCTCCAAAAGATGTATCAGAAGAGGACTCAATTACAAAATCATCTTCGCTATTCTCTGGTACTGGAGTAAGAACAAGACTGTCTGATAGCGCTGCTGGCATTACACTCTCTGCAGGTGTAAATGCGGTAGGCTCTACTTCTACAAATAGTCTAGAATGACTTATTCTTTGTTGCCCTTTCCCTGGTATATCTGTAGTTAAGATATTCATTTCTTTTAAGAATGAATTGTAATCAGAAAAAGCCTGCTCTCTTAATGGACTTAAGTATGAGTCTGTACTATTTATTTTATGCTTTTGTATATTGTATACTTTAGTTTTTAAATGCTCAATAAGTGCATCTCTTATTTCCGTCGGTGCTAACTCTAAGCTATTACTACTACGAAGAGTATTTCGTTTAGCACTCATATCATTTGTAGCTACTATATCACCTTCTTGGGGTACTAAATTCCCTTGCTCATCATATTCTTTATATAAAAATTCTCCCCCTTCTAAAGCAGACTGTAAGTTGTTACGGGTATTACCTTCTCTTCCCTCCATATTATATTGGATACCTATAACCTTTCCTCTAAATGGGAACTTAATTACAAAGTTATCCATTGTTACATCAAACTTTGCTGCAAATGTTTTGCTAGTTTTATTTCCTAATTTAAATTGTGCATCTGCATTATTACCCCTTGGAATATATACTAATTGTTCAACTAGTAATCCTTTTTCTTCTGCAGTAAATTGATTACTAGTTAAAGTATCTAAAATATTTCTAGCTGCTTCATCAGTTAGTCTAGATGTTTGTAGTCTTACTGGATGCCCAATACCATTTGCACTCTTTATTTGTACATAAACTCTTCCAGGTTCTGTATACTCTGATTCAAAATTATTTTCATTTGTATTGTTCCAGTTAATCCCCTGACCTCCAAGATCTACACCTAGTAATATATCTTCCCCTAGAACAGATAATGGTTGTTGTATAGATTTACCATCATGTTTTAAATTCATAAAGTAACCTGCAGTTTTTCCTGCTATTGTTGCTTTAATATCTGCCTTACCTGGATTCTCTCTTATAAACTTAGTAATCTGTTGTCTTAATACACCATTAGTACCTATAGCTTTTTGTGAGGAAGACAGCTGACTTAAAATAATATCAGGATTAGACGCTAATCTAATAGTAACAATACCCTGTCCCGCTTTCACCGGCGTAAAGTATGGCCAGTTCTTTTC